GTGCCGTGTGCCGTGTGCCGTGTGCCGTGTGCCGTGTGCCGTGTGCCGTGTGCCGTGTGCCGACCTGGACGACCGAGCGAGAGCGCTCTCAGTGTGGACCCGACACGTGTGGACTTGACCCGTGCGGACCCGACTAGCGAGCAAGCGGGTCCAACCCGAGCGAGCGCGCGATAGCAGGCCTGTATAGGCCTGCTATGCCGTATGCCACCATGCCAGCGTGAGACGCACATATTTGCATGGCTACCTGCTAGTGCATACTACCGATAGCAGGCTCATGCCGCCGTTTTTATACGAATCGGGATCGGGGTCTCAGCTACTACGCTTAGTGGTCTGTAGATCGAGCACCGCTGAGAGATCGGATTTTTCGATTTTTCGCGCAGGCAGCTCTATACTCGGATTTTCCGGATTCTCCATCGAGCCCGTGAGGAAACCGGTAGGAGAACCTACAGTTACACAGGTATGCCTGTCATTGCGCGACTGCCGCTTCACCCCATCCGGAGGATGAATGGTGGCTATCCCCATTTCGACTTCCCCTATTCTTTCCAGTCAAACCCTTTTTATCCTCAGCTGGCAGTGAAACACGAGATCACACTCAAACGCTTCACAGGCAATTCACGCCTCTCACTGCTGCTCTCCATCTTCAAGAGTAACTCCACGGCCGGACGGGCCCATCCCACCTGCTTCGACTTCCAGCGGTCTCGATCGTCTCCCATTTCCCGTTCTCTCTGTCCCACTACTGTTTTATCTAATCCTGAACCAAAAGATTTAAATAGCCTCGAACACGTAATAACTAATACAGTTTCTGTACGGGGCTCGCTTCTCCGTCGACCTACTGTTGGCGATTCGCACCGTGACCCAGCAGGAAGCGACTGGAGTTACCATCGTGTAGCTACCTCTCCCTCACGCTACGCTTTTTCCTCTTTTCTCACCTGGCTACAGGGTGACTCCGCCCGCTATTCTGTTTTCGCTCGTGCCTGGCGTTCCAGGGCGTCGACGGGGGGCAGCCCCATTTTCTATTTTCTACCCGCTGTTCTCTTCCCGTTCGGCTATACTCGATTCAGTACAAACGGCTTCCTCAAGCCTTGCAGCGAAATCCTCGTTATTTTCTTCGAGTATCTCTCTGTCACGTTCGAGTCGCTCGATTCTCTTTCGAAGGCGGCTTCTCACCTTAGAGCGATAATTGTCGCTCACGTCGTCTTCTCCGGCGATGATTTCGCGCTCCCGCTCCGTCAGCAGTCCTCGATCCCAGCCTGATTTCGTTCTCGGTGACATCTCCAGTGGTGCAAACACCCCCTCCCGGTTAACTCTTCCCCCACTGAGTCTAAATGGAGAGGGAAATCATGTCACTGCTCACCGACTGTTCCTGCTACTTTTCTCATGACACCCGCTGCCCGCCAACTCTTCGACGACATCATCCTCGATGACCCTGGCGTCTGCAACAACTGCTACCGCCACACTCATGACGTAATCGATCACTGGTACCCCTCGCGCTATATTGACACTACACGCGAGGATATGTTCGTCAATCCACGGCACTATCGCCGCTTGGACACGACGAACGTGGTCTATCTCGCCGACGAAGAGACTGGCAGTCAGAAAACGGCCTGTGAATGCGGTGTATTGGACGGCGAGGCCTTCGAACGCCCGCTCTCGACGAGCAAGGTTATCGATTATACCGGTCATATTGCCGATCGACTCGACGCTGCGGGTCTGGAATTCGACGAAAACACCCTGTTCGACCGTGTTCGCTCGCTCAAAACCGATCCGGACACTTTCAAGAGCGACGAAGAGATCTTCAGAGAGGCCGTTCGGGAGGCATCGACGCTCAATGTGCGCGAATTCGCGTCGAAACGCCTGATCGAAGCCGAATAAGGCCCGATCTCGCCCGTTTCACGCGCCAGTCCGCCCGATTTCCGCCGGATTTCGTCGTTGAAACGGCGACAAGTCGCTTCACCGGCGGGATGTGCCCGTCTAACGCCGGATTTTCCGGCGTCGTGGCCGAATTCTCCTGCATCGATCGACGTATAGCGGTCGAATCACCCATCGATACCCGACTGAGCGCTCTTTTTTCTACTACGATGGCCGACGAACCGATTAACGGGCGGTGTAACGCGAAAACCAAGGACGGAGAGTACTGTCAGGCCTATCCGACCAAGGACGACGACGGCGAGATCATCAATGGGCGATGTTACTCCCATGGTGGCCACCCTGATGCCGGCCGTCCGGGCGAGGGCAACCCGGTTCATGGGGTGAAATCCGACCGATCGCACTACTACCAGAATCTAAGTAGCGATCAGCAGGCCTGGATCGACCGCCTGCTCGATAGCTTTCTGGATGACGCCCCTTTCAGTACGGAGGACACCGGAAAAGTCGAGATCCTCCGGCAGGTCTGTATCGATATCCACAAGCGCCGCAGTGCCAATGAGTACATCCAATCCGAAGGCCTCGCCCAGGAGTGCGTCATCGATTCCGACGAGGACGGCAACCCCGTCGAAGGCATCGACGAGAACGTACTGAACCTGCCGTATGATCGTCTCGGAAGATCTGTAACAAAGGTACTCAAGGACTTGGGTATTACAGAAGATCCCGAGAGCGCTCAGGCCGACGCCACTCGATCGCTTGTCGACCTGCTCTCCTTTGGCCTCAACTCCGAGGAGGAAGACGATTCCGACTGATGTTGTGGCTACTAACCGGCACTGGCTCGCTTACTGAGCGGGTGCCTGACATGGAGACCCTTCAGTACTCGGCGACCGTTACAGCTCTTCTCATCGGAGTGACGGCGCTCATCGTCGGCCTTTCGACCAACGCGCTGATGGCGTATCTCGACCCCGAAACCCTCCGGGGAGATGTCTTTGCGCTGAACCTGCTCGAATACTACGTCGGGGTGTTCTGCCTTCTCTCGGCGTTTTACTTGCAGTTTTCCGACCGACTTACTCTCCGATATATGCTGGCACAACGAGCGTCGTGTCAGTCGGTCGCGTTCTTTTTCGTCACTGGATCGTATTTCGCGCTCTCCTCGTTACGACTGTTCACTCAAACACGGTACACAGCAGTCGAACTGGCGAGTGTGGGGTCGTTACTGATGACTGGGTTCGTCCTCACAGCGCTGCTTTACACTATCTCTGCCCATGCCGACCCCGAAGGATGAGTGTCAAAGATGAACGCTACCGATACTACCTCAAGTTGATCCTGGGCACGATCGCGTTTTTCGCGTTCCTCTATTACACACACATCCAGGTGACCAACCCCTCGTTGATGGTCGACCGCTGGATCTTCATCATGCTACTGGCGACTATGGGTGCGTTGCTCGGCGTCGATATCTTCGATCAGTACCGAGGTGGAGGTGGTGGTAATAGCGGTGGCGGGTCCAGCGGTGGCGGCGCGCAGTAGATTCTCATACCGATGGACTTCGATCTCGAAACACTCCGACTATCGGATGGCGGACTGGCCATCGCTGCTGCCATAGCGTCGCTTCTGTTCACGTTCGGCTGGCTGTTCTTTGTCATCCGGGAGGGCCAGCTTGTCAACCAGATCGGCTTCCTCGTGGGGCTGTACGGTATCACGATGGCCATTTACGTGCAGTTCTCTCCTCGCATAGCTCACCCACTGGCGATCTGTAAACCAGTCGAATACAGAGTCCCGATCACGCTGTATATGATCGGTGCTTCAACGATCTTTTATGCGATTCGAATCGTCGAAATCGAGAGCCAAGTCCAGTTCAACAGGATCAATCCCCTGACGGGGGCGATCGGCAGTGCGATCATCGTCGGCCTCATCACTGGATTAGTCGTGCATAGCTATCTGGATAACCTCGATGCGGAGACGATCGAGCGTATGCGCCGATCAGTACACGACTAGAAGTTCATGGGTTCGGATACCGATCCGTCAAGAGACGACTCTGAGTTCGTTTTCGGCTCTCAGTCGAAACGCGGTGTCGGCCGCTGGACGGACGACCTGATTGCCTTTCTCGCCGTCGGGACCTATCTGGGCATCTGGGCAGCGTCGTATGCGTTCGCTGATATTCCTCGGCCGCCGCTATCGGATGCGACGGTGATGATGATAGCCGAGATTTCGGTCGCGTGGGTTTTTGGAAAAAAGGCCTACGAGCGTATCAAAAACGCCTCGAAATCGAAATGACGCCTTCTGGTTCCTATGGCTGCCTCCACTGACTTCGACGACCTCAAAGAGCTCACCGAGGGCGATGTCGATCTCTTGCGGACGAAACCCTCTAAATTCGTTGAGGTTGTCTTGGGAAAAGAAGCGTTCGATTACCAGCAGGAAGTGATCGACGCCGAGAGCGATCGGATCGCTTTCGTCTCCGGCCGTCAGGTCGGCAAATCCAGAACGGCGAGTTGGTACGCGCTACACCACGCTCTAACGAATCCGGGAAACACGACGCTGATTACGGCTCCGACACGGCGGCAGTCTTCCGAGCTGTTCAAGAAGATGAAAAAGGAGATCGCCGAGTCGGCCATCCCGGACGATCTCTGGGGCATCTCCAGACAGACCAGGACTGTTATCGAGTTCGATAACGGCTCTCGGGTCCTGTGTTTGCCGGCTGGCGAGGACGGGTCGAACATCCGGGGGTATGCGGCTGACCTCATCATTGCTGACGAGGCAGCGTTCATCCCCGATGAGGTGTTCTATCAGACGTTACTCCCGATGATGGCGACGACCGACGGCACGATGCTCCTTCTTTCGACGCCGTTCGGGTCGAGCGGGTTTCTCTACGACGCCTTCCATAACGATCTCGAAGAGGAGTACTTCACCAAGCGGGTTGCGACCTATCGCAATCCGACAGTTTCGGATGCTTTTATCTCGAATCAGCAACAGCAGCTCTCCTCGATCGATTTCAAACAGGAGATCCTCGGGCAGTTCGTCGAATCGGCGTCGTCGTTCTTCACGGCCGAAGTGATCGATCAGGCGATGAGTCTGTCGACCAGGCGGGACTCCCGGCACTGTTACCTGGGCGTTGACCCAGCTCGCCATGGCGAAGACAAATCCGTGTTCACGTCGATCGATGGGAACGGGAATGTCTTTTCGATCGAGTCAGAAACCGATTCGGCGATCACCGAATCGATCGGTCGAGTCATGTACCTCCATGAGCAGTTCAACTACCGCAAAATCTGTATCGACGAAACCAGCTTGGGAGGCGGCGTCGTTGACGTGCTCAAAGCCGACATGACCGGCCGGGTGGTCGAAGGCGTCACGTTTAGTTCGAAGTCCAAGCCCGATCTATACAACACGCTCAAAGCGAACTTGGAGCAGGGCGAGATTTCCTTACCTGACCACTCCGAACTCCGCAAGGAACTGCTCGATCTGGAGTTCGAATTCACGGCGAACAAACGCATGAAAATCGGCCATCCCCAAGGCGGTCGGGACGATTTCTGCGACTCGTTGGCTCTCGCCAATCATGCCTATGACAAGGGCGGCGCACCGCGCATGAGCGGCCCCGTCCAGATGAGCTAGCCTGCTCTCCGCGAGGCGCTTTTCTGACGGAAACACTCCGACCACAATGACATGGGTAGTGGCTACTGGCAGCGGTCGGAGTGTGTGCAACTGAGCCGTCGCTGTTTGTTGCCGTTCGATACGCCAGTGCTACGAGGCCCGGGCGAACGGAAGGGACAGTTATGGACGCCGACACCTCGTCCCTCTGTCGCCCGTTTGTGGCTTTCTCGTAGCACGACTCGCTCTTTTCTCGACTCTTACTTAAATTTTCCCACCATGAAGTTTGATACTGTTCGATCCTTACTCGAAGATCACGGTGAGTTGATCGTCGTCACTGATGCTGGCCAGGAGTTCGAGTTGCACACGTCCGATGTTCGCTTCACCGACGAGCTGATCCTCTGGGACAGTGGAGAGGAACTCTGGCATTTATCGGGCGACTGCATCGAATCAGTCCTTGTTCACTCTAGCGGCCGTGAAGCCGGCCCCTGATCGATGGCCGACCGCGAGTTCGCAGAGGTCGACGCCCCTGAGAAGACTCGCTGTCCTGACTGCGGGACTGTGCCCACCGAGGAGTCCGTTCGGGACAAACAGCTGTCTGATCTCGGCTATCTCCATCAGGACACTTTCTTCGAGTGTGAGTCCTGTTCGCGGGAGTGGACCTGCGGGGTACCAATCGGCTCTTCGGATACGTACGCCGAGGAACTGTTCTGCAAAGCCTGTCAGGACTCCTGGTATCGCGTCCACCGTGTGAAAGTCAACCCGGTCGAAAGCGGGCCTGGGGGAACGTTCCACCTCCATCTCAAATGCCCGAACTGCTACGATTTCGAGAGAATCGACCGCGAGGTCGATAACCGAGGCATCGCTCTGGTCGGCTGGCCACAGATCACCGGCGAGATGGACGGGTGTGAAAATTACGGCTATCCTGCTGGTGAAGGGTAGCCGAATCGAAACCACGCTCCGCGACGAGACGATCATTCCTTAATTTCTATACTGCATAAATAATGGAACTCGTGAATACATCGCTATCATTGGAAGCTGCCGGCGGAGCTGATACGGCGACCGCCGAGCTCCATAGCGAAGGCGGCCTAAGCATCTCCGGCCTCTCACGGCTGTCGAACGCGACGATGCAACTGGAGGTGCTTGGGGACACCCACAGCGTCGAGTTCCGCTTCGAAGGTCGCCTCGACGACGATCTCTCATACGCCGAGTGGAAGCCCCGAGATATCGTCGGCGGTGGCGAGTCAGTGTTAGTGGGGATCGATGTGGCAGCAATGACTGATCTCCGTATTACCGCCGTGAACCAGGACGCATCAACGTCGGCCGACGTGCGTATCGTCGCTTCTGGTGGCGTCTGACTACAACCTCAAATGACACGAGAGCCATTCGGTAGTCCCCGTCCTGATTACTGGGCGGATCAAGAATCGTCCGGCGTTGATGCGTTCAACCGGCCAGTAACCACACTGTCGAATAAGATCGATCTTCCCTCCAGTTACCCGTGGTCTAGCGAACGATACCGAATCACGATCAACGGTACTCGGACGCATATCGATGATACGGGTAAGGTAACTGACCGGGCGAGCGATTACCTCGTTGAACCGGCGGCGGGAGATACCATCACATTTCGGACCGCCGAGCGCCTTCGCTATGTCGTCGGGGTCGAGGGGTTGGCGTCGTGGGCCTGGCAACTGCTGAATACCCTCGGCACGGACGACCGACTGCGAATCGGTGTGTCCGACCTCGAAGGGAACGGCTATTACTACGAGTACGTTGGCGATGGTTCTCCGACGGGGTACACTGCGACAGCCACGATCGAGAACAGTGCTGATGGCGTTGTAGCGTCGAAGTCATTCGTTCCGCCGATCCCTCCGACCGACTTCCAGCGCGATTCACTCCAGTGGAACTGGTACAATGCCGGTCGGGCGCTCTTCCGGAAGACCTACACCGAGGACGGCGAACAAATCAATGAGAGCGTTACGAAACTCTCCCGTGATGGGGAGGGAGCGACAAATGCGTCGAACATGTTCTTGTTTTTCGAATTCGACGCTGCGACGAGCGGTCAGCAACTCTCGGTCGGTTCGATGGGATATCTACTGCTGGCCGATGTTACCTCGACTGCCCGCCGGAAAGCGATACGGTATACCGGACTCGACTACGGTGGCTCGGGCGACTACGAACCCGCTCTCGCACTTCGAGTGAATCAGACCAGCGATAACGTCTTCGTGAACGCCATGCAGTCGGTGATCTCCGGCTTCGACAATACCGGGGGCGAGGCGGTATTGGCCGGCGTGGACCCCACACTCACCGACGCGAGCGAGTTTGAGAGCCCTGATCAGGTGAGTGCTGAATCGTCGGTGATCGAAGCGACGACGACCGTCTCGACGTTTCCCGACGACACGCGAAGCGAAGTGAGTAGTGCTGCGAAATACAGTGGCTATCAGATCAACCACTCCTCGGTTAATGCCGCTGGCACGGACCCCACAGAAGGCCAGATCACCACGTCCGCGAAGGAACGTGCGCCGATCCACAGCGATGATACCGCCGTACTGCTCGTTCGCCCGGATGACGGCACTGCACAAAACGCTCTCTCGACCGTCATCGAAATCGCCGAAGAATGGTGAAGGTCTGGTCCAATATATACAATGGGATTCGGAACTAATTTTGCGAGTGCCGTAGCTGAGCTGGCTGAAGACGATCAGCCGGTAGCTCCGATTCCCCGGGGGAAAGCCCCGCAGCGGACGACTTCCTTCACTGATCCCGAGGGGCTCGATGTCTATCGGCCGCCGGTCGACGACATGGATCGGTACTGGCGCGAGTACGAGGCCGATCCCTTCATCAGGGCGACGATCAACTCCTTTGCTGATGAGGTGACCGAGCCCGGCTGGTGGGTCGAAGCCGACTCCGATCAGACCGCCCAGGACCTCGCTACCTGGTTGCGCCAATCCGCGATCGTCGATGGCGAAGCAGGCCTCGATCTCACACTCCTGCTCAAAAAGTCGGTCGTGCAGAAACACGTCCGAGGTACGGTGTTGGTCGAACACGTCCCCAAGAGTGACTCGCCGACTGGCGGGGCCGATGTCGGCGGCGGCAATGCGACGGATGTCGGCGAGCCCGAGACGCTGGATTCGCTCCAACTCCTCCCGCCGGAAACCGTTACGACGTTCACGATGGAAGGGCGGTCGCTCCTGCTGGGGCCTGACGACGATCCACCCAGCAATACTCGCCAGGAAGTGCCTGAAGCGCCTGCCTCGCTGCATCCCGATTCGACGGGGACGACGCCGGCCTATACGCAGTACTACGGGCAGGAATTCCGACAGCAAGAGCCGGTGAGTTTCACCCGCGATCAGATCACGAAACTCACACAGGCCGCCGATATCGGCGAGCAGTACGGGACGAGTTCGATCGAGTCGGTGTTGCCGAGAATCGAAGCCCTCCGGAAAAAGCTCCAGGACAAGGACAAAGCGATCGAAAACAAAGCCTGGCCGGTCTGGCTCTTCAAGTTCGGCAGCGAAGAGGACCCCTGGCATCCCGACGAGGTAGAGGAGTTCATGACGGCTGAAAACGAGGACAACTACTCTCCGGGGACGAAACACGGCGTCCAGGGCGATGTCCGTCTCGATACGATCGGCGGGAACGTCCCGGACTTACAGGACTCCGTGGCCTACGATATCAACCACATACTGACCGGCTTGCCCATGAGTCGGTTCGTTACCGAGTTCATCGAAGACTCGAATGCCCCGGCCGTCAAGATCAAGAATGCGCATGTGCGCCGTGAGATCCGGCATGAGCGCCGCGAGCTCGAATACGGTTTCCAGGACATTTTAGACTTGAAATGCGAGCTCGAAGGGTGGGACAAAGCCGGCGTGAAGTTGCATATCTCACCGCCCGAAGGCGAAGCGCCTGAGCGAGTCCTCGACGAGCAGGGCACGACGATCAACTATCGCTCGGACAGGGCCGACGATCAGCGTGCCCAGCAGGCCGACGGCCAGGGCAATCAGAGTCCGTCGGGCTCCGCGACAACGAGTACGGGCACTGGATCGGGCTCGTCGACTTCGGGGACCGATGCTGGTGGCGAGACACAGGCCGAAGCGTAGCACTGGCGGTGAGACGTTGGTTCACTTACTTTTATGAGTACGACTTCTATATCTGATACAGCCACTGACGAACACACTGCTCCGCCACAGCCAGCGGTCTTGGCTGACAGGAGTGGTGATGGCGCTGTTATCCACGGCATTGCGATCGGAACCGAGGACGTAACCAGGGGGCGGAGTCGAGTCCGCAAGTTCTGGCCGGCCTCAACCCTCGAAGAGGCGGCCAGCACCTTAGCTGGTCGCCCTTTGGTCCGTGATCACGAGAACACGACGAAGGGATCGGTCGGCCGAGTTACCGACGCCAAATACAAGGAGGGTGTTGGTGTCCTCTATCGCGCCAATCTCTATGATGAGGAGCTCGCCTCGAAGGTGAGCAATGGCCAACTGGAGGTCTCGCCCCGAATCGTCCACACGCCAGTCGAAGAACTCG